TGTCGTAGTAGTGCTGCATATTCCCGAGTTCGTCGCGGGTGGCGAGCATGGATTCCGCGTCTTCCTCGATCGCGTGTTCCTTCTCGGCCGTCAAGCGCGCCCACATTGCCGCGTCTTCCGGTTCGGCCACCTTCCGCAGGTAAACCAGCGTCACGCTTACGGCCGTCTTCCGTTCGGCGGTCTTGAAACACTGCCCCAGGTCTTCGGTCTTGCCGTTGGCAGCCACGATCGCGGCCAGGCGCTGCCGGTCCACGGTGCACGGATTCGCGAGTGTCTCGGAGTTCAGTAGACAGACAATTTCGCCATCGTGCAGGAAGTCCCAGGCCTTCAGCAGGTGCTTGTCCCCGGCGCTAAATGGCGGGTTCATCAGGATCGCGTCGTAGTAGCTGACTCCGGCGTACTCCAGCCAGTCGTAACCGACAATGGGGTGGTCTTTACCCTGGAGGATCTTGCACAATTCTGGCTCGCTCTCGATGACGTCCACCTTCCGATGGCCACCGTGGTAGCTGTTCATCCCCTTGATTCGGTCGGCTATGTCGCCCTTGCCCGCGCTGGGCTCGAGGAAATTCTGGGCGTCCTTGCTGATGTAGCCAAGCATCTTCGAAATGATGTGTCCGGGCGTCGGGTAGAAGTCGGCGTTAAACACTGGGGTTCTCCTGGGAATGGGTAAGCGCCCGGCGCGGCCGGGGCTCGAGTTCAGGGGTGATTTTTGGGGTGGGGTGCGCCTGGGGTGGCGCGTTGTAAGCGATTCCTGGTTCTCAATGCCCATGACATGCGCTCGGCTTCGACCTGGCGCAAACTCGCCTGTTCCTCTTTAGCAGCGCGTAGCATCTCGGCTGCCCAGTTTGCCGCGTCCTCATCTCCGGACGCCTTCGCCAGTTCCAGCTGGATCCGGCTGCGGTCGATCAACGGCTGTAACCGCACTGCGGCGGTTTCCGAGTCGTCCCAAATCAGCGACATTCCGTTTCCCCTTTCGCCCAATAGATGTCCCGAACCAGCTGAACAGCTGGTCCATACCAGCGAGTTTCCAACGGTTCGCGGCCGTATTCCTTCTCGTATTGCATGTATTCGAGATAGTTGAGCACGTGCAGCAGGCGTTCCTTACCAGCTGCGCCCTTGTGCATGCGGTCAACGAATTCGGACCAATCATTAGGTCCGATACGGCGGGTAAGTTCGGCTGCAGCTTCCACTGCATCCTGTGTCCTCGGGTGGTGCATGCAGTCTGCCCTGAGGTCTTCTAAGGTGGCTTTTTCGATCGCTTCGATCATTTATGAGTGGTCCCCTTTCTGCAAGTACTCAAGCCGGGCGGCGCTGTTCGGCGTCGCCCTCGCTTCATTACTCGCATTTGCGGTCCGAATACCGGATCACTGACCCCTGACTGTATGGTGACCTTTGAATCACCGTCCAGCCTTCAGCCGTGAGTGCTGCCCATGCCGTCCCGTTTCCGGGTTTCTGATTCAACATCCGGGCAACTTCTCTTCGCTTCTGTAAATCACTTTCGTTTCCTCTCTCTTCTCCTCTTAGGGGTCATGTTCGGCCACTTAACCGTGTTCTGCGCTCCACCTGCTTGTCTTCCGCGTCCCTCGATCCTCTTACTGCGAACCGGTTGCAACGCTTCCAACATCAGGGTTTCCGCTTTCGTTCCCCTGCCGGACTGGTTATCCGTTGTCCGGCTTTCGGCTATTCAATCTGTCAAACATCCGGGCTCGATTCGCTGCGACGATCTAACCTGATACAAGTATGTATCGATACGTATTAATATGCAATAGGGCGCACTAATAATAATTGGTCGCGTTCCTATAACCTATTGATTCTAAAGGAGATATTTTTTTCTTTGTAACTGCGGCGGTTCACGGCTCGAACGGCTCGAACCACATATAAGGATCTGCTAAGCTGGCCGGGTGATCCGAAAACGTCGCAAGGTCCAGCTGGCCGTGTTGCTCCTGGTAGCGATCTACGGTTCGATCCGGCTGCCTTTGGATGCCGCGCGCTTCCTCGGGATCCTCGACCATCCAAACGTGCCAGCGTTCCTGGTTCTCTCGGCCATGGCGCTGTTCGTTTCCGTCGTCTTCGCTATCGATCACCACCGCGACCCTTGACTTCCCAGTACCGGAACGTTCACGATTAGGGCGTATGCCGACTCCATTCGGGCGGATGATGGTTACCGTCTCCGAAGCCGCAACCATTACCGGATTACAGACCGACACTATTCGCAGGTGGATCCGCACCGGCAAACTACCGTCCTACGGCTTCAGCTCGCAGCGACTCTTAATCCGATTAGATGAACTACTACCAGTCCGACAAGGTCCGAGAGATCAGCCGTGGAAGCGAGTAGAGGGACTTCGTAAAGGCTCAACCAAAACAAAGAAACCGCGCACCTAGTCACTGACACGCCACCAAGTCATTCACTTAACACCGTTAAGTGCTGCCTGTATGTGTAAACTGGACAGATTACACATAGCAGCCGGTGATGGCGGCCGATAGGACCCTTGTTTCGCGCTCCGAGCCGTCGACTACCCCCACCCCCCAGGACCTACCCCCGTCCCCACCCAAGACCAGGGGGGCGGGGTCGAGTATCCTCCCCACTCGCGCGACGTCACAAAATTTTGAAACTGGCCTACCTCGACGAAGCTGGGCAGGGGTTCCCGCGGGATGGGGTCGCCCTGAAGTTCCGGCAGGCGCTGAGAGTCTGATCGTGGGTCCGGAGTGTTCCTGATCCAGCTTGACGACGACCGCACCAGCTTCCCCGGACGGCTTTCTTCCCCGACACATTCCACCCGTTTCTACCCCTCCCACTCCCGCCCATTCGAACCAGCCATGAAGGGAAGGAAGGTTCTCATTCGGTGGTCGATGGTTCTCATTCGGTGGTCAAAAATAGCTATGTTGTTGAAAGCAAAGAAAGTGGGGGACTTGAGGGGACTTGAAAACAAGTCCCCCACGTAGAGGGTATTGAAAACAAAGGACTTGAAGGGACTATGGGACTTAGGGGACTTGTTATAAGCTTACGCGTATGGAAATCGTGTTCCATCGCATATAGGTCACACTCGTTATGTAATGTACATTACGTTCGTAGTGTAAGCACCTGTGAGATGTATGTGATTTCCCCTATATAGCTTTAGGCCGGAAGTCCCCCATGTCCCACAGTCCCCCAACGGTTCTTTAGAATCAGTGGTTTATAGGTTGGGGGACTTGTTTCTAAGTCCCCCACAAGTCCCCCACGTGGCGGCTGTAGGGTCGCTCCGGGTGAGAAACTGCGGGTTTTGCCATCTCTATGGCATTGCCATATTGACGCAAGGCTGTAATCTGGTCCATGATTGGGACAGCACGCAATGGTCTTTGTGTGCGAGGCTGGCTGTACCCGACGGCTGGCCGGTTGCGGGAGGCGCTGCGGCGTCGACGCAAGGATCTGGAGGCGACGGGGCGCCTGGGCAGTTGGACAGGGAGGACTGGCGGACGGAAACCCGCTAATTCTGGGGCCTGTTCCGGCTGCCACCCCGCCGGGATGTTTTTGAGCCCCATGTCTTCCAGAGAACGGATTGTCTACAGCACGCAAGTTGAAGCAGTTGAATGCCTTGTCCTGCGCGCGGTCGACGGCTCCCGGGTTGGAGTATTCCCGGTGAGTGACCTGGAGCGGATGAAGAGCGTGATCCTGGTCCGGAATCGGAAGGGCCGGGCCGTTCGGGCTCAAATGAGGCCTCTGAGTTGCCACGTGCGGATGGTCCTGTCGAAGACTGGCACCAGTTTCCAGCAGAAAATCGAAGGCGCCCAGGTCTGGGCTTTGCGTGGAGTCACCGGGAGCGGTCAATGAGCACTGAGGGGCTCACTGAGGGGACTTCCGTAGGGGACTTGAGCAAGTCCCCCGCCATTGATTCTAAAGGGTTTGAAGGGACTCGCGTGAATTTCCCGGGAAACTTCAAGATCCACCCCGGCTGGCTCTCTGAGCGATCGCAGCCTGAAGCCTCCAATCCCTCCGATGGGACTCAGAACGAAGTCCCCCACAAGTCCCCCACCGTTGATTCTAAAGGGTTTGAAGGGACTTACCCCGAAATTCCGGCTTTTCAGTAGATCGTTTACATTCCTTTACACATCGGTTCACACTTTTACTGTGAACTACCTCACATGAAAACGGAAGTAGCTGAAAAGAATCACCTGTTCCAGGAGATTTTCGAGGGACGGGAGCGTTTCTTGTACCTCGACGTGTACGGATGGGTGACAATCGGCGTCGGCTGCAAGCTGGATCCGGTCGAAATGGCGCTGAGTGTGCCGTTTGTCGACGCCATGACCGGCGAAAAGGCCTCCGAAGCGCTGATTCGGTCGGATTGGCAGGCCGTGAAGGACGCTCGGCACCTCTTGGGGCGGCCGGCGGCTGCGTTTGAGCGGTTGACGACGGTCCGGTTGACCGATCCCGCCATCGATGAGTTGGCGCGGCGCCGCACGGCCGAGTTTTGGCGGGAGATCAAGAGGAATCCTGGCCTCGACCAGGCGGATACGTGGCCGGCGGACGCTCAGTTGGCGGTTTTGTCGCTCGCGTGGGCGGTTGGACCGTCTGCGTTCAAGACAACGGCGACACAGAAGGGTTGGCCGCGGTTCGTGGCGCACATGGCGTCGAACCGGTTCGCCTTGGCGGCCGGGGAATCTGGTCTTAGAACGAAAAACAGCGAGGGAGTGCCGAATCCAGGGGTAATTCCGCGGAATCGGGCTGTGTCTGCGCTGTTACGCGCGGCGTCTGTCACGCGGAACCCGGATGAGATCAGCTGGACCTCGGTCTTGCGGGAGTTTTCGCACACATGATGCACTTAGCTTTTTACATCGGTGGTGGAAATTGGTTCGACAAGGGCATCGCGATCCGCACGGGCGGGCCGGAATCCCATGTTGAGATCGTTTTCTCGGACGGGATGTCGTTTTCCTCATCGCAGTGGGATGGCGGGACCCGGTTCAAGCAAATTGACTACTCCGACCGTTCGCGCTGGTTTCTGGTGCCTCTATTTGCGACTCCGCCCGAAGAGGACAGTATGCGGGAGCGGTGCAGAGGGATCAACGGGAAGCCCTACGGCTGGAAACTGATCGTGCGCCACCTGATCACAGGTAACGGGGCGAAGGACGATCCGAACGCTTGGATTTGCTCCGAGGCGTGCATCGCGGCGGTTCAGCACGCGATGGGGTTGTGGGGATTTGCGTTGCCGTCGGACACGAACCCGCACGAGTTGGCTCTCATGGCCATGGCTCGGGCTGAGACCTTCAACTGGAGAAGCCTGAACGCATGATACTCATGGCCGCGTTGGCTCTGTTTCTTGGGGCGGACCAGGTTGTGCCGGTGCCTGCATTCCCGGCGGTCGTGGTGCCACCTGTCGAAGAATTGACCATGGTAGTGGTTCCGCTTCCGCTCGAGGTGGTGCGGCAGCGGGTTGGGATACGGAACCCGAAATTTGGTCTGTTCAACGTCCATATCCTGAACTCCAGCGGCGTGAAGGTAGAAATCCCGCGAGAGCGACTGATGGTGCTGATCGCTGAGTGGTGTGCGGTGAATAGGGCGCCAATGCCGCCATTGTTGACCCGCGAGCAGGTGTGGCCGGTACTGGCTCGCCAGGCTGGCGGTCGGTGGCCATTAATCCGCCGGATCTTGGGTTACGCCGGTGCAGGTATGGCGCTCTCTGGGGTGCCGGCTGGAGCGGTTGCGGGACCCGCGTTTGATCTTTTGTCGCAGGGCGCCGGGCAACGGATTCCGGATATATCGGCGTTGTCGGCCGAGTTGCCAGCGACGGTAGTGATTCCCGCCGGCGGCGGCGTGACACTGATGTCCTGGTCGGCCAGGATGAGCACTCAGCCGCGCGTGATTGGTCCATTGAGGTTTTCGAGATGAACTGGTTTCCTCCGGAGCAAGAGGGTCCCGAGCGGGATCCCTGGGCGGTGATGCCGTCAGGCCAGGCGCCGGACCATCATCCGGCCCGCGAAGGCGAGCCGATGTGCGAGACCTGCGAGAGTTTCGTGGGCGGCGAGCGGAAGTGTAAGCAGTTTGGTGTAGACACGAACCCGTTCGATACTTGCGCGAAGCACAGCGCGCTCGCGATGCCGATGCCGATGCCGATGCAGCAGCCCGGTCCGATGCAGCAGCCTCCCCTGTAATGTCCCGCCTGATCTCCTCAGAGTCGCCGCGGCCGAAGCTGGACGCCGAGACCCGTAAGATCGTCGCGTCGATGTATCACGACGCGCGCCATGTTCCCGGGTTCAGTCTTGAGGATTGGATCGAGCAGGTGAGCGAAAATCTCGACTGTCCGGATGATTTGATCCGGAAGGTTGTGCTTAAGGAGAACAAGGCGTTCGCTTTGAGCCAGAGGGTGGTAGCGCTCACCTGGGCGCAGAAGGAAGCTGACCTCATCGGGGCTTCGCAGGAAGCTGCGCTGCGGACGCTGACTGAAGGGTTGCGGGCGACGAAGCAGAAGCTGCTGGTCGACAAGGATGGTTATCCGATCCTGAGCCAGGATAACCAGAAGCAGTTTATCGACGTACCGGACTGGCCGTCGCGGATCCGCGCCAGTGCACTGATCCTGGATGTCCAAGGATCGAAGGCGCCGCGGCAAGTCCAAGTCAGCGGCGAAGTGCGGCACACCCACAAGACTACGGCCGAGTTGGCGAGTGAACTGAATGCCCTTCTCAAGGAGATGGAACAAGAGGGGCTGGTGATCGACGTGAAGCCGGCGAACCAGATCGAGGCGGCCGAGGCTGGCAATGAGTAACCACGCCGAGCTGGAACTGAAACTCGCCCAGACGAAGGCGATCCGAGCCGAACTCAAGGCTCGTAGGGCAGAAGAGGACTGCCGGTTCTGGCTGCGGTTTTGCACGAAGACCAGAGACGAACAGGACAAGCTGAACCCGAACAAGCCGTTCCCGGATGAGCCATACATCTGGTCAATGCTCGATCTGTTGTCGGTCGAGCCGAAGTTGTTCGTGGAGAAGAGTCGCACGATGATGGCGACGTGGACGGTTTGCGCGCGCGCCGCACACGAAGGGTTTACGACACCCGAACGCGGTTACGTGTTCCAGGCGCCGGACGAGAGCCGCGCGGTGAACTGCATCAACTACGTCAAGGTCCTTTGGGAGAACTCGGACGAAGAACTGAAGAAACGGTGGCCGCTCGCAAAGCCCCTGGATATGCAGGCGCAGACAGTCCTGGTGATGGCCAACGGAACGCGGTTCGAGGCGATCCCGGGCGGTGTCGACAAGATCCGTTCGAAGCACCCGACGGCCTACATCATGGACGAGGGCGCGTTCATCCCGGACGGCGGAGAGTGCCTCGATACCGCGATGGCGGCGAATCCGCTTTGGGTGACGGTGATTTCGTCGGCGAACCCGGGCTGGTTCCGGGAGGCGACCGAGTTCGCAATGCCGGAAGCCGCGGACCTGCCTGAGGGGATGGCACTACGCCGCACCGACAAGGGTGATGCGGTTCTGCGGGTCCACTACACGTCCGACACCAAGAAGCGCGGAGACTGGGCTTCCATCCAGAAAAAGCGGTACTTCAAGAAGTCGAACTGGGATCTCGAAATGGAGATCAAGTACGACGCCAAGAAGGGCAGTTTGGTCTATCCGGAGTTTGAGCCGGCGCTGCATGTGGTCGACGACTCCATGGTTCCGCAGCAAGGGTGCATCTTTATGGCGGCTGATCCGCACCCGCGTACTCCGCACGCTTTTCTGTGGGTTTTGATCGACCGGTACGGCGATTGGTGGGTTTTCCGGGAATTCTGGCCGAGTGTTGTTTACGCTCAACCTCACGAACTAAAGGACGGCGATGAGGAAAACCTATACACGGCCTGGGAATACGCCGAGATCATTGCCAAATTGGAAGGCAATCGAATCGAATGGCGCGGCGCCGGCGACGATCGCTACGGCGAACTGATCGAGTCCGGAGAGGTCATCTACGACCGGTACATGGACCAGGCTGGCAAAGCGTTCAAGGTGTCGGCTGAAGGTCAACCGACGGTCACTTACTGGGACCGGTACCGGAACTGCGGTTTTGCCTTCAAGGACCCGTACAAAATCCACTCCGCGGGCGAAGACCGGATCCGGGAGTTACTGGCTCCGAGAAAGCACGAGACCAAGGGGCAGTGGCCTCGTTTGCACATCGCGAAGTCTTGCAGGGAAACGATTCTGGAGTTCACGAAGTACCGGTATGAAGTGGTGGGAGACACGCTGTTGATGCGCAAGGAGCTTTCGCAGAAAGGCGTCGAGAAGCGCTGCCACTTGCTGGACTGCCTCAGGTATATCGCCACTTCAGATGCTGATTATGTCCGCGCGTTCGAGACGCAGCGGAACATGTTGAGGATTGCCGCCTGATGTTCTTCAACAAGACAGACGCGTCCGACAACGCCGCGCAGGAAGTGATGTTCCGGAAGCGCCGCTCGAAGGAGTGGCTGGAGAACTACTTCTACGGCCAGTTCGAGGAGGTTTATCGCAACTACAAGTGTGTGAAGCCTCCGTACGCGCACCCGGAGCAAAAGAACAAGGTCGACGCCGAGCGGTACGCGATGTGTCTGCCGGACACGCTCATTGCGATGCGGCGCTTCGTGGCGCGTATGACCGCGCAGATCCCGCAGATCGGCTACCGGGCGGAAAATATGGAGATCGCCCGGGCGGTCTCCAGGACGCTTATGTGGCAGTGGGACAAGGGCCGCATGCAGAACGTTTGGAAGCGGAATGTGATGCAGGCCGGCATGTTCGGCTGGTCCGTGATTGGCTTCCATTGGGAGATCAGCGAGTTTGAAAGGCAACGGCGCGTCGATCCGTTCCAAGAGCAATTGCCGTCGGCGGACCTCGGTGCGATTGCCAAGCAGTATCAGATACCTCCCCAGGCGCTCACTCCCGAGATACTCTCGGCGCTCGTAGCGAAAGTTGGGCGTGGATCTGGACTGATCCCAGTCAAGCGGATGTACCGGTCCTACGTTGGACCTCGAGGGCATTTTGTCTTCATTGGCGATTGTTTCCCGGAACCTGACTTCGAGGATCTCCAATCGTCGAACTGGTTCATCGTTGAGCGGCGCCGCAACCAGGCGTATCTCGACAATCTGGCCAAGCATTTCCCGGAGTTCCGGGAAGGAGTGGCGAAACTTTACAAGCAGTTCCCTAAAGGAACCGAAGAGTCGACTGGCCGGGATGCCACTTCGAACCTCAGAAAGCGGCTGCGCGACTGTGTGAACTTTTCTGGAGACGTGGTGACGAACACCGGGGCGGCACCCGACAAGGGTACTGATTCCTCAAAGTTCTGGACCATCACGGAGGAGCACACCCCCGGGCGCTACGCGCGGCTTCGGCTGGTGGGTGAGGGCAACATCCTGCTGGGGTCGATCGACTATCCCTACAGCCTGGACGGGAAAATCGCGTTTGCCGAGACTTCCTACATCCCCGAACTTTTAGGTGGTATTGGAGATTCGACGCCACGTTTTATTCGCGGGCTGCAGGATGTCCACAATGTAATGTTCGAAGACCGGCTCAATCTGACCCAGCGAATCGCGAGACCGCTCATCGCGACCACTGATAAGCGAATCTTCGAGAATCCGGACCGGATTAAACATGGGAAGGGGTTCCGGGTTGTTTTGGTTGACCGTCCGGATGCGTTCCAATACGCGCCGGAGCAGGCCGCGATCGCGGCGGCGGCCGCCTCTTCGGCCGAGGATCAGGAGATTGTCCGCGCGCTGCAGATGGCCACCGGCGAAAGCAACCTGTCTGCCATGGCGAATCAGGATCCCGCGCAGGCTCGCACGGCAACCGGCGTCCGGATCATGCAGGCGAACATGGACGTCTTGGCCAAGTCCGACCTGACCTCTCTGGCCGACACCGGTATTGCTGGAGCCGTGGAGATCATGTTCCTGATGAACGCGTCGGAAATGACGGACGCGGTGAACTTCGACCCGGCGAGTTACGACGAACGGTGGCGAATCCCGGCGCAGGGGAAATGGTTGAAGGCGCACCCATACGACTTCCAAGGTGACGGGACTCTGACGATCCAGGCCGGCTCGACGCTCGCCGACGATGACGAAGCCAAGGTGCAGGTAGCTCAGACCCTCTGGATGGTAGCCAACCAGCGCCCCGATATAGTGAACCCGCGGACCGCTGCTGAGCGGATCATCGAGTCGATGGGAGAGCGAGGCCGGATGCAGGAATGGCTGGTGCCTCCGCAGCCTCCACCGCCTCCAGAGCCGCCAAAGAAGGCGATCTCGCTTTCGATCAAGTTTGAAACGCTGCCTCCCGAAGTACAGGCAGCGATCATCATGCAATCCGGGCTGGTGTCGCTCGATGTGGCACCAGAACAGATGCAACCGCCTCCGGAAATGGGTGGTGGTCCAGCGCCGGGCATGCCACCCGAGCAACAACCTCCGCAACTGCCTCCACAGTGAACAAAGCACAAGCCGAATTACTGGCTCGACTCCTGGAACAACGGGAAACGAGAGAGGCGATCTTTGCCTTTGCCGAAGTGCAAGTGCAGCGGTCGCGGATCGAGACAGTCCGCGCGGTCAACGAAGGCGGCAATCCGGCCGGACCTGCAGCCATAGCAAAGTACTTCGAAGAGTTTTATCTGAACGCGAAAAACATCGCTGAGGAGTTCCTCCAATGACACCTACCGCTTCCCCTGCCGCTGCCGATCCGACGCCGGTTCCAGTGGCTACTGCCGCTTCGGTTGCCCCTGCCGCTCCAGCGGCTTCACCTGCGCCTGCCGCTGGTCCGCAGATCGTGGACAATAGCGCGGCTGCATATCTCAACACGGTCTTTTCCGGGTCGCAAGAGCCTGTTCCGCAAGGAGCAAATCCGGCGGCCCAACCGCCTGCAGTCCCTGCAGAACCCACGTCTCCATCGGCACCGGCAGCGGAACCGCCGAAAGGGTTGGACTACGCGCAACTGGCCAGTCAACACTCGTTGGATCCAAACAACGCGGTTCACCGGCAACTGCTCGACCAACTCTACGCATCTTCCGTCGCCGCCCAACCGGGGACAGTTTCTCAGGCGCCGAACATCGACCTTGCAGCTTTCGAGGATGTATTGCTGGCTGGCATTCAGCAGCCGGCAGCGCCTCCGGCGGCCCCACAACCGCCGGCGGCACAGCCTCCGAATGCAGCAGCTCCGAATCCGGCGAATCCTCAGGCGAGCGTCCAAACCCAAGGCAACCCCTCTCAATACGACGACGGGTTCACCTGGAAGGATGAGACCGAGGCCTACAGCACCCTTGCTGAGGCGTGGGACAAGGCAGACATCCCCACGTACCAAAAGGCCAGCCAGGCACTCTTCGCGCGGAACTACTTTTCAATGTCAGGCCCGATTGTCCAGCCATTGATAGAGAAGATCAAGGCCCTGGAGCAGACCATTAATGAGATTGCTCCGGACTTCCGCCAGAACAAGAGCCAGGCGCGATTGCTCCAGAACCAGGAAGCGGCGTACCGGTCGATCCGGTACGATTCCGCCGGCGCGCCGCGCCAAGGGTTCGAAGACTTTGAAGAACTGTTCGTAGCTCCCAAGGACAACGCGACCGTGAAAGGTCCAGATGGCAATGCGGTCCCCGCAACGCCACTGAACCGCATCGTAGCGGAGAACCCCTGGATTGCGAACATTCGAGTCGAAGATCCGAATCAGGATGTAGCGGCCCGCAAGACGTTCCTGCAGATGTACACGGCGGTCTTACGCCTGTACAGGGCTTCGAAGCAACCTCCGGTCACACCGGCAGCCGCTCGCACCGCCTTTGAGGCGGGCCGCACTGCCGCGCAGACGAACAATTCCACCGACACCGCCAGGCAGCTGATCAACACGCCTGGCGCGCCGCAACCTCCGCAACCCTTGGCGTCATACGCCCAGGAAGTCATTGCTGCCACCGGGGGCAACGTGAGCGACATTTTCGGGAGATAAACCTCTATGCCGGTAAATGGCATGACTCATACGGGGGCACAGGCCTCCGCAGATCTCGTAATTCGGCACGTCGGGTCCGATATCGGCCTGGTCGAGCCGGATGAGGCGCCTCTGGTAACGCTGCATTCCCGCGTTCCCGACGGCCCTCGCACTCCGAACACGAAATTCGAGTTCAAGGAAGACGACTTCCTGGTGCGGTACGTAACCACTACGGCCGCCATCATCAACGCGGGAGTCACGGCGATCCCGCTGGTCGATTCCACCCCGGTGGTAGTGGGCGATATGCTTGTCTGCCCCGCGGCGGCGAACAGCTCGAACCAACCGGAACGGATGCGCATTACCGCGATCGATCGAGGAACCCATACCTTGACGGTGACCCGTGCCACTGGTGGCGTCGGTGCGATGAACATCCCGGCCTCGACTCCGCTCCGGGTGATCGGACCGGCCTACGGCGAAGGTTCGGTGATTCCCCAGAGCAAGCGAACCACGCCGAGCAACCTCTTCAACTACACCCAGATCTTCAAGAAGTCCGCTGACTGGACGCGTACCGCGCAACAGATCCAGTTGTACGGCCTGCCGTCGGGTCAGGTTCCCTACGACCACAAGAAGTTGATGGTGGAGTTGAAGCGAGACCTCAACGCTTCGCTGATGTTCGGAGTACCGTCGGAAAACCTGACCGGCTCCGAAGACGGCTTGCCGCTGCGCACCACTGGTGGCCTGATGTCCCGTATCACCACGAACGTTCTGGACATGGGCGGCGCGGTAACCTACAACGCGTTCATGGCGGCGTCGAACACGATTTTCCGGCATGGCAGCAGCACCAAGATTCTGCTTTGCCCGGGAATTCTGTACGAAGGCTTCCACGCCTGGGCACACAAGAAGGTGTTGAATCCGCGGGTGGAATCCGTAGTCGGTGTCCGCGTGACCCGGATCGAGACACCGTACGGGACCTTCTTGTGCGTGCTGGACCGTACGCTGGAGAACGTGTCCGGCGTCGGCTTCGGCAACATGGCGTTTGCGGTGGATCTGCCGCACATCAAGCGCCGCGTCCTTGGCGGGAATGGTGCGGATTCCGACATCAAAATCTACCGCGACGCGATCCAGGACGGTCGCGATCGCCAGGTCGACTACATCATGGGCGAGCTGGGCTGGGAGATCAAACAGGAGCGCTATCACGCGCGCATGTACAACATCACCAGCGTCACCGATCTCACCTAAACCCCCAGAAGGCAGGGAGGGGCGGATCTCGCCCCTTCCTAGCCAGAACCGAAAGGAACTGACATGGATTCAGCACAAACGTTCTACAGCAGGGCG